CAAGCGGCAAAGCTTAAAAAAGAATATATACAACTAAGCCCTGCACAAAGAAAATTTTCTTTGCAGGGCCAAAAAGTAAGAAAAAGCTTAATAAGAACTACAAAGCGCCTGAAGAAATTAGAAGAAGCGGTCGGAGATGGGCGGCGCTCTGTCGGTTTATATGGCAGGGCTTTAAAGGGCTTAAATAAACAACTTTTAAAAGCTTTTGTCGGTCGTTCTGTTCTTTCCGCAGGCGCTCAGGCGGTCGGCCGGTTGGCTGATGGTTTTAAAAGTTTGGTTGAAAATTCAAAAGAAACCGGCGGCGTATTTGGCCAACTAAAACAGGCGGGCGCCGGTCTAAATCAGAGTTTAAAAACTTCAGGCGGCCGTATTTTGGGCGCTTTTGGGCCTGGAATTTCAAAGGTTATTGATAATATTTCCTTTGTTGTTGATAAAGTTAGTACATATTTTGTTAAAGCTTCAAAAGAAGCGGGCTTTTTTGGTGGGCTTATTAGAAATATTGGCTATTTATTTACAGAGTTTCCCGCTATATTTGGCGGCTTTGGCTCTGCGCTTGGGGCCTTGATAGATAGCTCAAAAGCGCAATTTAATATTTTTATTTTGCAACTTGAAAAAGTAAAGCTTTCTATTCAGAATGCTTTTACTTTTGATGATGAAGCCGCCGCAGAAATTGCAAAAAGATTTGAAGAAATAGCAAAAGAACAAAAAGAAAGCGGCCGCAAAATAATTACTAATTTAGATCAGGTTACTGCGGCATATAATAAAGGCTTTGAAGAAGTAAAAGAAGAGCAAAGAAAATTCAAAGAACAAAATGATAAAGCAGCAAAAGAAGAAGCCGATTTAATTAAAAGACAGGAAAAGCGGGCGGCTGCAATTGCTGAAATTAAAAAGAAGCGGGCGGCTGCTGACAAAAAAAGAATAGCTGATAGTTTAAAATTAATTGAAGAATTAGAAAAAAAATCTTTGGCCCGCCTGTCTATAATTACAGATTTAGCAAATCAATTGCAGGCCCTGGAAATACAGGCAATAAAAGACAGCACAGAAAAACAGATAGCAGAAGAAAAGTTTAATTTTGAGCAAAGAATAAAAGCAAGGAAAAAGGGCTTTGATGATCTTGTTAATGAAGCAGTAAAAGAAGAAGCACGTTTACAGGCTTTGTTTGGATTTGGCAGCGCTGAAGCTTTGGCATTTACAAAAAAATCAGAAGCTGAAATTTTAGAAGTTCAAAAATCTTTTAATAAATTATCTGAAGAAGATGAAAGACAGCACCAAAATAATCTGCAAAAAATAAGACAGGCGGCGGCGGCGGTTGCGCTTCAGGAAGAAAGAGAATTTTTTGAAGAAACTGAAGAAGAATTAACAGAAGGCGAAAAAGCAATAACGGCGGCACTTGCAAAAGTACGGGCTGAAAGAGTAGAAACAGAAGCGGCTGAAGCTGAAGCAAAAAAAGAAAAAACAAAAGCCACAACAGCGGCGGTTATTGATGCAGTAAATACAACTATTCAGGCAATTTCTGATATTTCAGCGCTTGCTTTTGCAGCAGAAAACGAAAGATTTGAACAGGCAATAGAAAGCAGGAAAAACAATATTTCAAAATTAAATGAAGATTTACAAACAGCAACCGGCCTACAAAAAAAGTTTTTACTTCAGCAGGTAAAGCAAGAAGAAGAAGCGCTACAAAAGGAAACAGAAAACAGAGAAAAAGCCCGAAAGAAACAGGCAGAAACACAGCAGGCAATAAGTATAATTCAGGCAATTATAGCAGGCGCTTTAGGAATATCAAATGCTTTTACTTTGCCGCCGCCGGCTTCCTTTATAGCAGCAGCAGCTACAGCAGTAGCAACAGGTGTACAGGTTGCAACAATAGCAAGTCAGAAATTTGCTGAAGGTGGTATATTAAGCGGCCCCGCTCACAGCAGCGGCGGTATTAAAACGGCTTTTGGAGAATTAGAAGGCGGCGAAGCTGTTATTAATAAAAGAAGTACAAAACTTTATAGGCCTATATTATCAGCTTTGAACAGGGCCGGCGGTGGTCGGTCTTTTGCTGAAGGTGGAATCCTGGGCGCTCCAATTTCAGCCCCGCTTTCAATTTCTTCAGGCGCTTCTGTAAATGATAATTTTAATAGGTTTATTCAGGCCACAACAGAAACAACAGCGGCAATAAATAACAGAATTGATAAGATCACAGTAGTACAGGATTTAAATAATTTGCAGGATATACAGGATAATGATAATACTTTAAACACCTTAACAACCTTTTAAGATATGCCAATAGTACACAGAATACCGGCCGAAATTGAAAAAGATATAATTGAAGTTATTGAACACGTTGAAAAATATATCCCTATCTGCCCGCCTAAACATTTAAAATATTTGTTTGAAGTTTACAATAAATATATAGCACCTGTATACCGGCCGGAAAATATAAACTGCGGCGGGTGCAGGGCTAAAGTAATTTCTGTTATACGTACAATTGTTAGAGAATGGAAAAAGTAAGATCAGAATTTATAAATTTAGCGCTTCAGCAATTTGAAACCTTTTGTAAAATTAAAGGTATAGAAAGCAGTACTGAAAATTTTGCGAAATACTTAGTAAATAGAAGTATTATAAAAGATATTACAATTAACAGATTTATAGTTATTTCAAAATACCCTGAAGCTTTGAACGAAAATTTAGGGATTAAAAAATTTGCAATTTGGGATTTAGAAGAAAAGGTTAGCGTAAAAGAAAGTACTATCAGAGTAATATTAAAACGGTTTCAAAAGGCTTTCAAATTTAAAGAGCGCTTAACAGTTCCCAAATTATAAAACATTATACCAAAAAAACAAAATACATTTGTAATATGAAAAAGTATACTTTCAACAATTCAACAGAAACAAAAACGGCCGATATATTAATAAACGGCGAAATTGATGGCTATTGGTCTTATGGCCTAAAAGAACTTTCTGAAGAATTGAAAACAGCAAAAGCTGAAAATATAAATATTCAAATTAACAGCCCGGGCGGTTCTGTAACTGAAGGCGCAGCAATAGCCGCTTTTATTTCAGGATATAAAAAACCTATCAATACTTCAGGCTTTGGCTTAGTGGCTTCTATAGCTACAAAAATACTTTTGGCGGGTTCTTCTGTTTCTATGGCTGAAGGTTCGTATTTTATGATTCATCAGCCCTGGGCGGCTGTTGGCGGGGAATCTGAAGAATTAAGAAAAACAGCTGATTTATTAGATAAAATGAAGGCTGAATTAATTCAAGTTTATATTTCTAAAATAGCACAGAACAAAAAGCTGATTAATGGCAGCTATGAAGAAACACTTCAGCAGCTTGAAAAGTGGATTGATTCCGAGACATGGTTTACAGCTTCCGAAGCTTTGGCGGCCGGCTTTATTGATAAAGTTACAACAGGCGTACAATTTTTAAACAAATCAAACTATCAAAATATATACAATTCAGTACAGAACTTTAAAAATGTACCTGAAAATTTAACTAATCAATTTAAAAACTTTGCTGATATGCAAACAACAAAAAACGGCACTAATTTAGGCGCTTTTTTGACTGCTGCGGTTGAAGGTATGGCTTCAGATGAAATGACTTCTGAACAGGTAGTACTTTTAATTTCTGAAGCGGCTGAAATTTCGGCTGAAGCTGTTAATGATATTTTAAGCGGCTCAACAGCCTGCCCGCCTTTAGAAAATTTAGAAGCTTTTGCTTCTGTTTTAGATTTATCTATTGAAGCAATAACAGAAGCGGCGGCCGGTGATGAATGCGAATATATAACAGAAAAAACTGAAGAAATGGAAAAAGAAAAAGACAGTATTTTAGACAAAGTAAAAGCTTGGTTCAAAAGCAATCCTGAAGAAGCTGAAAAATTGGCTGAAGATTTGAAAGCAAAAAATCAAGCTGATAAAGAAGCTGAAATTTTGAAGGCTGTACAAATTGCCAAAGATAACGGCTTTTATTTGGAAGCTAAAAAAGAAGAAATTAAAACAGATCATAAACCTGTAAAAGATTTCAACCTACAAACAGAAATACAGCGGGAAAACGAAGCTTTAAAAGCAGCATTAAAAGCGGCTGAAGAAAAAGCGGCTGCACCTTCAGCGGGGGCCGGAAACAAAAGCAATAATAATAATACTCAATCAATAGAATCTTTAATCTGCCCAACAGCAGAGCATAAAGAATTTGTGAATTTTTGGGGTTCAAAATTTCAATAACTAAACTAAATAATTTAAAAAAATGGGAACTATAACAAGAAAATTCTCAGTAAATTACAAAGGTATCGAAGCAAATGAATTGTTTTTTGTACCTATCTTTACTGATATTATGCAAATCGGTGACTTTACAATTATGCCGGACGTTGTGTACAAAAGAAAAATGCAATTTGTTAACACACTTGAAAAGATTGTTCAAAAAAATACAGGCTGCGGCTTCACACCTTCAGGCGATTTCGGAATATCAGAAAGAGAAGTTGATGTTGACGAAATTAAAGTTAATATTGAGCAATGTTATGATGAGTTCAAAAATACTGTACTTCAGGAAAAGCTGAAAAAAGGTAATATGAAATTTAACATGACAGGCACAGAAATTTTCAAGTATCTTATTCAAAAGGTAAAAGATGCAACCACTTTGGATTATATGCGCCTTTTTTGGTTTGGTGACAAAGCAAGCTTAGACCCTACGTATAATGTAACTGATGGTATTTGGTCTGTACATATCCCGGCTTTAGTGGCAGCGACTGCTATACCTTACACATCAACCGGTTCAGGCGCACCTTTGAATCCTGGAGATGGTGAAAATTATTTAAGGGCTGTTTATGATGCTGCACCTTTGCCGCTTAAGGGACTGCCAACAACTGAAAAAGTATTTTTGGTTTCGGGTTCTGTTTATGAGCAGTACAGAGAAGATTTGGAAAACAGCGGTGGCGGTGATGCAGGCAGGCAGCTTGTTATTGATGGGGCGCAGGTTCTGACTTTTAGGGGTATTCCTGTAAAACCACAATGGAATTGGGATGTATATACAGCGGCTGATCTTTCTTTGCCTGACTATCACCAAATTTTATATACAAGCCCGAAAAACTTAATTTTTGCAACTGATTTATTTTCTTCATTGTCGCAGGTAGGTGTATTTTATGATGAATTAGAAGAAAAAACCTATGTAAAAGTAAATGGCAAAATGGGTACTAATTACGTTCACCCTTCCTTATTTTCTGTAGGATACTAAAAAATATTAATTATGGCAACGTGTATAACAGGCGGAAGAACTCGCAGCTGTTCAACAGCAATAAGCGGCGGGTGTAACTTCCTTTATTTAGTAGATTATGAAGATGTTGACAGCGTAACAATTGGCGCGGGCGGTGATGCAACCGGTATCGTAATGAATCCAATTTCAGCAGTATTTTTTAAATTCCAATTTGCACCAAATACGGCGGTTTTTACTGAAAGCATAACAAATGAAAATTGTGCTACTCAAGTAACTCAAACTTTTGCTATGAATTGGAACGGCAGAAACCAAACAGATACAAATTCAATTATGGATTTAGCCGGCTGCTGTTGTGGTATGGTCGCTATTCATGGCGAAAATACAGGGCTTTCTTGGATTTGGGGATATAATGAAACAGAAGAAGTATTTTTGTCTACTGTTGAAGGTACTTCAGGAACTGCGAAAAGTGACGCAAATCAGGAAATTCTTACACTTCAGGCAATTGCAACTAAAAAAGCTGTTGTTTTCACACCTGGCGAAGTAGGTATTCCTGTCTAATTTATAGTATAATTTCAACTATAATAACTATATTAGGGAATAGAAAAATTTATTTTCTATTCCCTTTTTTTTAATAAAACAAACTGAACAAATGGCAAAGAAGAAAAAATTTGATAATACATTAAGGGTACGTAAAAAGTTTGAAGATTTGGCCTTTATTGGTACATCGGGAAAATTTCAATATTCAGAACCTAAACCATTGAAAGAATTTTCAATTGAAGAACTTATAGAATTCAAAAATTCGCATGATGAAAAAACGGTAAATAGGTATTTAGTTGGCGAAATTCCAAAAGATACAAAAAACCCTGCTGAAGATTTACCAAAAAAACCGGCTTAAATTATGGCACGAAAAACAAACAAAAAACCAACAGCCAAAAGGCCGCAAAGTACTATTTTAGCAAGTGCAACAATAAGACAGGGTATTGATACAGATATTTTACAGGAAGATCTTATACGGGAATTTCAGCCGGATAGATATAATTCAGATGAAAGCTATTTAATAAATAATAGATGGGTGCGGTTCTTTGACCCAAACAGCAGCTTTCTGAAATCTATGATGGCTTTGATTAATAACAGTACTACCCTTCGAAATGTTATACAGCAAAAGACAAGTTTAACAATGGGCGAAGGTTTTAATGCTGTTGAAAGTAAAAATATACCGGTACTGCAAAGCTTCAGGCGGCTGATAAAAAAACTTTCTGTTTCTGATTCAGGAATTGAAGAAATGAACAGCCTTATAACTTCGGTAAATTTGAACGGTGAAACATTAGAAGAAGTAATTGATAAAGTGGTTTTTGATTGGTGGGCCTTTGGCAATTCAATAGTAGAATTAGTAAAAACAACAGCAGGCGGCAAAGAAGTAGTATATATATATCACGTACCTTTGTACAAAGCAGCTATTAAAAAAGCTAATGAAAATAATATTATTAAAGAAATAGGAATTTCAGAAAATTGGGATAATCAAAGCGGCACAGATGAAGGAATTTCTGTACTTCCGTTATACCCTGAATTTTCTGAAGGCCGGTCTATTATTCACATAAAACAGTACAGCCCTGGTTTCTTTTATTGGGGGCTTCCTGAAAATGTAGCGGGGCGCTTTTGGTCTGAAATTGAATATAGAATTCCAAAATACAATATAAGCAAATTCAAAAATGGCTTTGTCCCTTCAGCTATTCTTCAATTTTTTGGAAGCTTAACAAAGCAGGAAGCTGAAAAATTAGTTTCAAGTGTAGAAGATACCTTTACAGATACCGGCAAAAATAGTAAAATGTTAGTACAGGTATTAAGAGATGAAAAGTATAAATTAAACGCCCAAATTTTAGAAGATAAAAATGATGGTAATTATATGGATCTTCAGGCTTTGGCTTCTCAGGCAATTGTTACGGCCAACAGGTGGACGATGTCACTTGCAGGTTTTGCAACCGGCGGTAAACTTGGTACTAATCAGCAGATACGAGATGAATTAGACTATGTTATTAACACATCAATAAAGCAGGCCCGCCGAAAAATAATGCAAAATATAGTAAACCCTTTTATTAAAGAAAATGCTTTATTAAATCCGGCGCTTAATAATATTATGTTAGAAATAGCAAATATCAACCCTGTTTCTTTGGCTTCATATTTAGACCCGAAACAATTGCTTTTACAAAATGAACAGCGTCAAATTTTGGGCTTTGATGCCTTAACAAAAGAAGCTGAAGAAGAACTTAAAACAG